AAATGAATTGGTATACAAAAATATCGCAAGACCTTTCTGTTATACCTGATTTCATAACATACTACGAATTAGAATTAGTTTCATCTAAAAAAGAGGTAACAATATACGGCAATGTTGAAAAAAACATTGCCGGTTTACCTGGTATTACTGAGCATAGATTTAACCAGCTTCAAGAAATTGAGGCTGTGTTAAATTTCCTCAATATAAAACTTAGGCAAATTCGCCGAAAACATTTTCAAAAATATTTAGAAGCGTATAATAGAGCATTGACTAGCCGTGATGCTGAAAAGTATGTTGATGGCGAAGATGAAGTTATTGATTTTGAAACACTTATTAATGAAGTAGCCTTGTTAAGAAATAAATGGTTAGGTGTTATGAAAGGATTAGAATCAAAAAACTTTATGCTAGGCCATGTAGTTCGTTTAAGAGCAGCCGGCATGGAAGACATTCAAATAGGATAAAAAATGTCAAATATTAGTATTAGAGGGTTAAAGCAATATAATTCTCAAGCCGCGGCACTGGCTACTCAACAGTTGTACTGGAATAATATAGCATCAATTCCAGCCATTAATTTAAATGATATACTAACATCTCAACCTTATAACACAGACTATGTGAAAAAATACGAAATTATTGAAACTACCGAAGACGCCCTTGTAGTTAGTGTAACACATAAACGGTTAACTTCTACTAAAAATTATCGTAGTGGGATTCCTCTTAGAAATATGTTAGATTCGCAAATTTTTGATAACATCACTGATGAGGATCGAGAAATTGCTAATAAAATACGAACTTATTACGCTCATCAATTTGTAATGTGGACTCTAAAGGGTATTAGACTTACTAAATTTAGAGATTGTTTGAATAATTATATCAATGGTGATAGTAAACGTTTTAAAGAAGAATACATTCCTATCATAGCCAAGTTGCCGTATTTTTATGAATATGATATTCAACTAGATGAAATTAAAAGATCCATCGATAGTGAAATTAATATTGATAAAAGTTTACAAATAACGGCACATTGTATGACTCCAATTAAATCGTTGGTTCGTAAAAATAAACGAATTAAGTGTATTGAATATTGGCTTAGTGATACAAACAATCATGCTTATAAGATTCAAATAGAAATCAACAATCCATTGCAACATTTGTGGGATAATATTTTTAAACAAGAAATGAAAATTACTGGTATCGGCGTACCCAAACGCAGAGATGATTTTAAATATTACCAACTTTTAAACTGGTCCATAGCTTGACAGGAAATCAAGTTTGAACTATACTATACTTTTGATGGAGAACACATGAGTAGACTAGCATTTATCGGCCGGCCGTGGGTGGCATTTGAAGCAACAGATCCACAGCACCGTGAGTGGTTTGCAGAATTTCGGAAGTTAGGCACTTGGGGCAAATGCCCTGTGCGATTCATCATTCCGGATGATCACGGTGATCTTATTACTATGATCCAACGACGGTTGATTGATTTTTATGTAGGTAAAGAATTTGGATCAACAAATGGCTAGGATTATCCTAAGTTGTGGGCATGAGGTATTTGATTTCAAACATTCATATCATACCATGACCAAAGGTACAGATAAGTATGGCGACCGAGCCATCGTATATCAAACTGTTTGTGGGACATGTGAAGATCGTTATAGGCAACAGGGTCAGATTTTTGACTTTGAAGAAGTAGCATATCAATGGGTTAGTAAAGGTCAAAAAAACACTTAGACTAAGGATTATTGAAATGAAAAAAGTTATCCGTGATGGTAAAGTTGCTGTACTGTATAGCCCGGGTTATGGAGCAGGGTGGTATTCTTGGCATAGTATTCCTGAACTGATCTATGATCCTGTGGTTGTAGAAATGGTCGAGAATCTAACCCCTTCTGAAGACATTGTAACATATTGTGAAGATAGATATCCTGAGGGTTACTATGGCGGTGCCGAAGATTTGACCATCTATTGGATTAATGAGGCCGAAGAATTCATCATAGAACAATACGATGGTTCAGAAAGCATCCAATTCAAATCTCAAATGAAATGGTTGAAAGCCTAGGTTGACATTAAATCTGTGGTAGCGTATACTAAGGTATACACTGAGAAAAGGGAGTTAGATATGAGTGCAATGGGCAGGCTTTATACAGAAATTCAAGAACTCTTAGAAGACGGAGTATTCCCGACGGTGATTGCAAGTCGGCTTGAGGTTCCCCTAAGTTGGGTAGATCAGATCCGCATGGATTTGGATGAGCCCGATTTGCCCTATGATAGTGAGGAACAGTTCCAAGATTACGATTCAGCCCTAGAAGGTTGACAATAATTTGGTTTGGGCGTATAATCTATACATAGACAGTTAACTAACGGAGCAGAAAATGTTCGTTGTTTTTCACACTGAATTTCCGAAACAAGACAAGCGTTATTTCAAGACCAAGGCAGGTGCCAAGCGTAGTGCTACCTGTGCTAATCGGAACGCAGGTAAGTTTGTCTACAACTTTGTGGAAGAATCTTGGTTCGAACTCAAGTATGGCCCGGTGGGTACTAAGGTCGTCAAGAACCTGATGACTGGTAAGGATATTGAAATTGCCGAGGATACTCCTTGGTGTTGTAACCCCGCTAGCGAAGCGTATTGGAGTAACTAATTATTTGACAATAATTCGGTTTGGGCGTATAATAGATTCATACACTGAGAAAACGGAGTTGTCATGAATATGCTAGAAAAAGAAACCCAGTTCAAAAGCGCGGGTTACTATGCATGGTGTGCTTCTAGGGACGCAAGTATGCGTAGCGCGGTCAACGCTAGCCGGTTCAGTAGCGCCCAAAAACTCAGGGCCGACCGAGTAAAATTGGCACTAGAGTTGGTCTATACGGCTAAGGAAGTGTCAATCACTAACTGCCAAAAATGGATCCGCGTTAAGGTACATGGTGGGACGGTTCGTGACAAAAAAGCCCTCCAACTGTTGGAAAGTGATTGGGCCATGCAAGGGATCCAAAAAAACATCACCCCTCAGGGCGTGATTTATCGTGTTGCTTAAAAACAACAAGCCCAAAATTTGACAATAATTGGGCTTGTCTGTATAATAGATTCATACACTGAGAAAACGGAGAAACAAATGGCTTATATCAATCAGGAACGTAAAGCGAAATTGGCCCCCACAATCAAGGCAATCTTGACCAAGTATGGTGTCAAGGGTTCGCTAAGTGTTCGTAATCACAGCACCCTGGTTCTGACCCTGAAGTCGGGAAAAATTGATTTCATCGGCAGCAGTAACCGAGTTTGCGGTAATGATTTTTACCAAGTTTCACGTGGTTTCAAGCCTAACACCTCGGGCTACTGTGATGTTAATCCGTACTGGTACAAGGATCACTATGACGGCGTTGCACTGTCCTTTCTCAAGGAAGTGATTGTAGCCATGAACGATGGCAACCACGACAATTCGGATATTCAATCCGACTATTTTGATGTGGGCTGGTATATTGATGTTAACGTTGGTAAGTGGGATAAGCCTTACACTGTTGAAGCCTAATCAGGCATACAAGGAGAACACCGTGGGTTACAAAGTTTTGGCAGACAAATTTCAGATGGACGAGATGCGTACCAAATATGGCCCACGTAAGGGCTTAGAAGGTCCGTTTAACTTCTCGGGTCGGGTTCTGTACTATGATATGAAGGAGGGTCAATACTATGACCCTAAGACCGACTTCTACGTGGAACAGGCCGAAATGGATCTGATTCACAATCAGTTAATTGCCAAACTTTGATAGGCAATTTAATAATGAAAGCCGCTTTTTATGTACGGTGTGCCGAGTGTCAGGAACAACATTATGTGGATGAGGTAGAATTCCTCGATGTTGAGGAAGATTATATGGGCCGAGACATTATGCATTTTGTATGCTCGGAAACACAGGAAGAATCCAAATCTTTGGTATATAAAGAATGAATAAATTAGCAGGAGTGAGGTCACTGTGGTTCATGAATTATTTGAAGGATTAGAAGAAAATACAAAACTTTGCACCATGTGCAATAGAATTTTACCTGTTCATAATTTTGGAAAAGAAGGTAGTAAAGGGTATTTAAGATACGAGTGTAGGCAATGTGCAAAAAATCAAGTAAGGATTGTGGCGAAAATTAAAAAGTCTGCACCACCAATTCCCAAAGACCACGCTTGTCCAGTATGTCAACGCACAGCAGATAAATTAACTACTTACGGAAAGAATAAAAAATCAGTTTGGGTAGCAGACCACAATCACGAGACAGAAGAATTTCGAGGATGGTTATGCCATAAATGTAATTTAGGATTAGGAAATTTAGGTGATGATGCCGAACGATGTAAACGGGCTTCGGAGTACCTTTCCTTATAAGAAGTGAGGTTGACAATAAATGGTTTTGGGCATATAATAGAATCTTAGACAGTTAGATAACGGAGTAAGTGATGCAAGTAGGTGATATTGTTAAGTCCTTGGATTTCAATGGTATTGACAATTGCTACATGATCGGTAAGGTCGTTGGGATTCAATACGACGGTCTCTTCCGAGCAAAATTCATCAAGCGGGTTTGGGAAGGTGTCGAGGATCGCAAATTCAAGACCGACTTTTTTACCGCTCCTCTTCAGGGAGAACAGTTCATGGATCGTGACGATTCTCCCCGTGTTATCGTAATCGCCTAATAGGAAACATCATGTACACACAATACTCAACCGTTCTCAGCACTATCCGTCTCAGCGATATCCGTACTGGTAGCATTGTAGTTGTGCGTGGTGACTTTGGCTTGGGAATGTCTCACATTGCCTCGGTAGACTATGTGGAAGACAACATCAAAAACGGCAAGCCAGGCATTGCTTACGGCCGTAGCTGGGCTTACTTGGATCAAGTAGTTCAGGTGCTCAAGTACTAACCGGTTGACAATAATTGGACCTTCTAGTATACTGTATATATTAACTCAAAAGGAAGATGAAATGACTATTGACTCTGTGACCGATCTCATCATTATTGTTGCCTTTGGATTCACCCTGTTCCAAATGGGCCGGTGCTATGAGATTTTGGTAGAAATGCGTAAGAGCAACGAGGAACACCAGCGGAAAATGGATGAAATCAGCATCCCTAAGTTGGGCTATTGATTTGACAATAAATGAGTTTGGGTGTATAATGTATACATACACTGAGAAAACGGAGTAACAAGTGGCACAAGTTCTTATCAAATACGGCGAGTATCGCAATCTGCCCGTGATCAATACCCGATTCACCCTTGTCAAGGACTTTCAGCAAGGCAAGAAAGGTGCTTACATCACCGTTAAGAACGATGGACAATTTCCAATCGCTATTAGCGTGGTTAAGGTTAAAGTAAATAATGTTATGAATGTAGAATATCTTGATGGAGAACCTGTGATGGCACAGACCGTAGAATTTAAAGCACAAAAAACCCCCGCGGTCGAGACCGAGCAAGAAGCAATGGATCGTATTGCTACCCGTTTTCAGATCCTTGATGACATGTCCAAGGCATGTATCAACGGTGATATCCGCGCAATGATTGTGTCAGGTCCTCCGGGAGTTGGCAAATCGTTTGGAGTTGAAAACCAACTAGAAAAATCCTCAACATTTGATCGGATTGCTAGTAAACGTATCCGTTTTGAAATTGTCAAAGGTGCAATGACTCCAATTGGACTGTACTGTACTCTGTACAAGTACTCTGATCCAAAGAACGTCCTAGTCTTTGACGATTGCGATTCAGTCTTCCAAGATGATCTGGCTCTGAACATTCTCAAGGCTGCCCTTGACAGTGGTAAACGTCGGCGCATTTGCTGGAACTCTGACAGTTCTATGCTTCGCCGTGAAGGCATCCCCGAGTCGTTTGAATTCAAAGGTTCGGCAATCTTTATCACTAACTTGAAGTTTGAGAACCTCAAGTCTAAGAAACTGCAGGATCACCTCGAGGCTCTGCAAAGTCGGTGTCACTTTCTTGACCTGACTATTGATACAGAGCGTGATAAGATTCTCCGAATCAAGCAGGTTCATCGTGATTGTGACGGTGGTTTGTTTAAAGACTATGATTTTGAAGGTGACGAGGCTGATCAGATCCTCAACTTCATGGAAGCAAACAAATCCAAACTCCGTGAGTTGTCGCTACGCATGGCACTAAAGATTGCGGATCTGACTAAAGTGTCAGCCTCAAACTGGCGTGTACTTGCTGAAAGCACTGTGATGAAGCGCGGTTAATAATATTGCTTGGTTTTAGGGGGAGAAATCCCCCTTTTTTTGCCTTTTAACTTGAATAATTTTTTGGATGGCTATATACTTGTAGGATGATAAAAGTAACTACCAAGGAAGAACTATTATATTTTATGCAATGCGGGATGATGCGGTTGAGTATGAACGACCTTAGGTTTGTTCATAACATGCATATGATTTCTTGTATTAGAGATAAAGCATTGACTTCAAACCAAGTTAAGTTGTTTAATATATTGACAAAGAAATATAAAAAACAATTGGACAAACATAGAATATCTCAGGGAATGATTGAACATATGCGGTGGAACACTAAAATTGTTTCTAGTGATCCTGAATTTACTAACGCACATATTACTATAGAAAATAATCATATCTATTTTAGAGCGCCGTTTAATAAAAATTTCTTGATAGCATTACGAAAAGATAATTTAGTTAATACATTTATATGGAATAAAGAACTTAAAAGGTATGAATCACCTTTTAGTACCCATGCATTAAAGTTAATTGTAACTATTTCACAAGATATTTACAAGACTGTTACTCATTGCGAAGTGACCAAAAAATTGTTAAATACTGTTAATCAGTATGAGGCATTGTATTGGGATCCTACTCTTATTCCGTTTGATAATAGATATATTATTGCCGCATCTAACTCTTCTTTGGATGAAGCGATTAAAGATGTTGAATTGTCTAAGGACATTAAATGTATTTCACAATTATCTGAATATGGAATAACAATTGATCCTAGCATCATCGCCAATATTGGTAAATTAAAATTTGCTAGTGAATATGAACCAACAATTGACTTTGTAGATTTTGATTTAGTAGGGCTGTGGTTAAAGGAATTAGAATGTGACACCGTATATTATTCAGGTACAGCAAGAAAAAACTTTATGTATATTACTGAAACTGTAGATAGGATACTGAATAACTTAAAAATTAAACTGAAATTGTATTCTAATAATTTAGATATACCAAAATCAAACTACAATGTACTATTAGTATTAACAAGTAATACACAGACAATATACAACCATCAATTTAATAAAATAATTAAAATGAAAAACTCAACTCCAATCTCAATTAAATGAAAAAATGTAAAATTATAATCAAAGACGAAGTTAATGTTAAATTGGAAGGATTGGAATTATCTGACCGCAAAACATTAATGAAGATGTTTGAATATGAAGATCCATCTGCTAGGTTTAGACCATCATATAAACTTGGTAGATGGAATGGAAAAATCTCATATTTTAGTTTAGGCGGAACAACTTATATTAACTTATTACCTGACATTGTTCCACTATTAGACCGTGCGGGATACGATATTGAATTGGAGGACAACAGAGAATACACCACTACTTTTGCTTTCAACAAAGTGTCCGAAACCGCATTTGAAAGTAAATCATGGCCTGTAGGACATCCTAAAGCAGGTGAGGCAATTATGTTGCGTGATTATCAAGTAGAGATTATTAATAACTTCTTATCTAATCCGCAAAGCATTCAAGAGGTAGCAACGGGTGCAGGTAAAACTATTACCACAGCCGCACTAAGTTATAGTGTACAAGATTATGGCCGTAGTATTGTAATCGTACCTAATAAAAGTTTGGTAGTACAAACGGAAACAGACTACAGAAATTTAGGTTTGGATGTAGGAGTATACTTTGGAGATAGAAAAGACCTAGGTAAGCAACATACAATTTGTACTTGGCAAAGTCTTAATAACATGCTTAAAGCAACTAAATCAGGAGAAGCAGATATCACCATTGGTGAATTCATTGAAGGTGTAGTTTGTGTA